AGTGGTGCTACCATTTTATTAAGAACTTCTTTGACCATGTTTCAAAAAATCGCAAACATTTTGAGTATTATCTCATTTATAATGGTAGCTTCCATGACTGCTACAGGCGTAATAGGTTACAGGTATTTAACATCTGAAAATTTTAAATCCCAAGTTATGAATGAAATTCTTGGTAATGTACAAGGCATGATGCCTAAATTATTAGATCAAGGACTACCTAAAATGACAGGTCCATCTATGCCAATAATAAAATGAATTGTTGGCACTGTAAAACTGAACTAATTTGGGGTGCTGATGCAGATATAGAAGAGGATTTTCAACCTGTACTATACCAAGAGTACTCAATGGTTACGAATCTTAGCTGTCCTAAATGCGATTCATATGTAGAAGTGTATAAACGAAGAGATGCCTACGATTGATATACCAAATATCAAGATAAATAAAGTTGAAATACACGAAATACCTGTATGGAAAACTGACATACAAACATTAAATAATATTAGTAAACCTATAGTTGATATCCCTGGTTGTGTAAGAGTCCATAGAAATAATCTTACGAGTCTTATTGATAGTGATAAAGATGAATATGGTACATATACAGAATGTGGTAATTTCAGTATTCCTAGTTTTGAACCTTTGCAGTATAACCCCAACGAATTTGTATATACACAGTCAGAAACCCCCCAAAATCAGGAACAAGAATTTGTACAGCCTACGGTAGAGCCTCCAAAATACGAACCAAAAAAGAAAAAAGATGATTCGCTTTTTGTTGCTTGCCCTGGCAAAAAAGATCAAAGAGTTGGAGATTATCGTAACGAATTTAAACTGGAGCGTGTTATCGGACATGAAAGAAGCGAAGATGGTACTGAATGTATAACCTTGTATGAAAGTACTAAATTCATCGAGCAATACATACCGAATCCTCCACAGCTTGTTAGCACTGCTGTTATTGCTACTGTTGCTGCCTCTACTCCACTACTGCTTAATATTGTCAAACCTTTAGTAAAAAATCTGATAAAGAAGCTGACAAAGAAGAAAAAAGATGTAGAATAATACATAAGCAACTGTTACAGGGATGCCAACAGTTGTTCTTAGGCAAGTCTTTACACAGCCCGTGGCTTGTCTACTTTAATTCGTGAGTATGTGGGATAACTTGATTTGGAGGCGGTTGAACAACGACCCCTTCGCATAATTTTGCAAAGTTACTTTTAGGATCGAAATATATTCCCTTTAACATTAACTCTCCACAATTTTTTAATCTAGCAATTTCATAGTTGAGCAACTTTGCATTTAATTCTTGTTTCTGTAAATTTATTTGTGTATTAGCTGCATCAAGACAAGAATCTTGAAACCTGTTGTCCAATGGAATATTAAATGTAAGTGCAAAACCAAAGTTAAGTCCTAAAGAATCTTTGTTACCACTATAGTTTTCTTGAAAATAGAGTACATTTCCTGGGTTATCTGGCACACCGTCATCATTTGCGTCTGTTGGATCGTAAACAGGTGTATGGTAAATGTAGTCTTGAGGTCGCTTTTGGTTAAACGATGTAGTGACAAATGGGCTAACTGTCATTTGTGGTCCAGAACACTTGATATTATTTCCGTATGTATTTTCTACCATTGGCCCACCTAAAACTTGAGTTGCAAAGTTTGAAACCGATCCAGAAGCCGATGCACTAGGAGCAGCCGTATTGCTTGTATTAGCTAGTACAGGATTTCCTAATAAACTTATTGCGAGAAGATAGTTGTGGTATCTGTAACGCTTGTACTTTGGATCGTGCGAGTTATGTCGGTTACGGATTGCATTCCAGGTGCTTGATAAACTTCTGTAAATTGAAAGGCATCTCCAGGATTTGATTGAGTCCAGTTTGGTCTTTGATCTAGATTTAATCCCTGCCATGTATGCGTAGTTCCGTTTATTGTTTCACTAACTGAGGTAGCTGCTGGAGTAATAGAAGATCCGTCATGCTGG